GATAGTGAAGATGCTGGCCACCACGGCGGCATTGATTCCGTTGTACGGCTACAAGGTGGTAAACGACAAGACCGCAAAGCAACTGGCAAGGATAAAGCAACCACACAACGCCATGTTCCAAACAAAGGCATTGCAGTTGAAAGCCTTGGAGGATTTGCCCGATACCGACCGGGTGGAGCAGCTGTTGCAGTTCCCTAGCGAAAACCAAACGCAATACGAATTTTTGGAGCTTATTTATACTTTTTTGCTGCTTAGCGGCGAAGCGTTCATCCTGAAGGAAAGACCAGAAGTAGGCATAAACGCGGGGCTTACAACACAATTGCACATCCTTTTTCCGCAAAACGTGGTGATCAAGGTAAGCGACACGCTACCCCGTAAAATTGTAGCTTATGAATACAGGGTGAACGGGCAGCTGATTTACGACAACATTTCACCAGATGACATCATACACATCAAGTACGCCAACCCGGTCATGGATTTTAACGGAGGGGAATTGAGGGGATTGAGCCCGCTAAAAGTGTTGGTGAAACGATTAACAAGGCTTAACGCCAACATGAATTTATCAGTTGCGCAAATGCAAAACGGGGGCGTTGAAACAATCGTTTACGATAAGGCGATAATGGACGGGGCGGCGGCTGATGTGGCGGGAAAGAGAAAGGATAGTTTTTACAGGTTCCTGAAGGACAAGACAAACGCAGGCGCACCATATTTTGCAACGGGTGAAATGGGCGCCCTACACATCGGTTCCACGCTGGCAGACTTGGGCGTGAGTGCACTCGAAAAAGTGGACTTCAAGAAACTTTGCAACGTGTTCGGCACCTCCGACATCCTGTTTAACAATGACGCAGGCAGCACGGAAAGCAACGTGAAGGAGATGATCAAACGCACATACACCAACACGATTTTGCCGAATGTGTACAGGCTGCGTGACGCACTGAAGCACGAACTGTTGACCGAGTTTGAACTCGGGCGCAAGGTGGAAACGGTGGACGAGGTCGGCGAGCCTTTCATCCTTAACGTGAAGGGTGACAGCATCAAGCGTGACATTCAGGCGGACATTTCCGAGATTCCCGAATTGCAGGAGAATTACAAGGACATGGCCGAATGGTTAGGCAAATCTTGGTGGGTGACACCAAATGAAAAGCGCAAGATGATGAAGTTTGAGGCCATACCCGACACCATCATGGATATGCCGTTGATTCCCCAAGGCGTGCAAACGCTGGAGGAATTGCAGGCCATTGCAGACCTTCCAATGATTACGCCGAATGGGAACTGACAAGGAATTGGTTGAGATGGTGACAAGGGCAATACCCGCAGAAACATGCCCGGTGAAGAATGCCGCTGCCATGTACCGAAGGGATGTTTTATATGACCGGATATTTGCGTATATTGAACAAAAAACAGCACCATGTTACCCTTCAACATTTCAATCAGCTACGAGTGGCACACAATCGAAAGCGACCTGACCAAGTGCGCCATTTGCGATTCAATCATGGTGGGCGAAATGGTGCAGCAGGTGGTGTTTGTGAATTTCGAGCCGATTTATACTAAAGTTAAACTTTGCAAGAGCTGCTATGACGCAACAGGAGAAGAACAATTACCTACTTAGATTCAAACGCTTCCAGCAAAGCCGGGAGCGGTTATTTGCGCCAAAAATATTTAAGGCAATACGCAGCCAATACAACACAGTCATACAACATGCCAAAGCCGAAGGGCTGGAAGCGTCATTGAACAGGATTGACACAACACCGATATCTACCACACTAAAAGAATTATACACCGACGCGGCAACCATCTACGGCGCAAAGGTGAGGGCCGACCTGCAAAGGCAGAAGGCACGAATGCCGATGGGATTCAGCGAGGCCGTGAGGGCAATGATAGAGGCATATTACAAAACCGACATACTGAACACATCGCAGGGTATAACCGACACGACAAAGGACCTGATACGTGAAGTGTTCAGCAACGCCTACGAGATTGGCTTGGGCATTGACGACATCATTGTGCAACTCGAAAACACGGAGCTTAGCCGCATTCGGGCAAGGCTTATCGCAAGGACTGAAACGGTGACGGCTGCCAACCAGGGCGCCATGTTCGTGGGCAGCCAATCGGGCTACCCATTGAACAAGGAATGGCTGGCGGCAATTGACAACCGTACAAGGCGGGACCATGCAGCGGTGAACGGCATCGTGATTCCCTTTGCGGATTACTTCGATGTAAACGGTTACAAGATGATGCAGCCTGGCGACCGTGGAGGGCGTGACGGCAACCTGAAAACACCGGCAAAGGAGGTTTGCAATTGCAGGTGTACGGTGCTGATGATACCGGTGACGGGTGTAGGCAGTTTGCAGCCTGTAATTACAAGACCATCAATTAAGCCTTTACCATTTACGGGAACGAAAGAAGATGCAAAAGCAGACATTAAAGCCCTATTTAAAGAAAAGTATGGAATGGATATAAAGTCTGTTAATTTCCATGATGATATGCCAATTGATAAAATTAATAGATACGGCAAAAAAATTGAAGAATTAACAAACGATTACAACATACCTGATTTTGTAAAGCAATCTACACCAGAAATAGAGTTTAAATCAACAGCATCAACTTATGGTTCTGTTTCAAGTTTTAACTTTGGCAAATCAATATTAAAGGTTAATTTTGGGCATAGTACAGATACTACAAGAGGTTTGCCAGAAAGGGTAACACTATTTTCTAATATAAAAGAAATTAGGTTTGCAGGAAAGTCAAGAACTGATAGCGATAAAGAGGAGCTAGCGACATTGGTTCATGAATTTGCTCATTTTATCAGTACAGACAGGCAAACCGCACATGGTGCAATGGATGCTTCTATACCTGCATTTTGGAAGGAAGCAAAGTCATTAAAAAATAAGTATTCTAGAGAAGTAAAACCTCTTATAAGCTACTATAGCCAAGAAAGTATAGAAGATAGATCCAAAAAGTTAAACGAATTTTATTTGGGCGACTATGCAAGTACAAAATTGAACGAGTTTATGGCGGAGGCATTTACAGAATACAAATTAAAAACAAACCCTTCTAAGTACGCAAAACTTATGGGTGAACTTATAGATAAATACTTTAAAAATAAATAATGGAAGCAGTTAAATTGATATGTTCATCATGTAAGCACTTTGACAGGGCAGACGGTAACTGTATAGCCTTTCCAGACGGCATACCAGACGAAATATTGAGTGGTGAAAACAACCACTCCGAGCCGTTGCCCGGCCAAGGCAATGACATTGTGTTTGAGCCTGTTCAATAAAAAACTACCTCCCCTCAAAATACTTCTGCAACGCCTCGATGATTACGGCGTGCATTGAAATTTCCTTTTCCATCGCTTCCATTTGCAACAATGGTTTAAGCGGCCCAAGACGCACCGGGTACGGGTTGTGTTTCTCGTAATTTCTGCGGTTGTGTTCCTGCTTGGTGAATGTTCCTGCTTGGTTCATGCGGTTAGCTTTGTTTGTATAAAGATAAGTTAAAAAAACTATTCCTTAGTTAATTTTACGCTTAATTATTAGCGTATGAAAGAGGTGATAAACAAGTCGGCATTGCAACTAACCGCATCCATAAAGGATATGGACATAAAGCAGGGCATTGTAACCGGTTATGCGGCCTCGTTCAACACCTTGGATTCGGACGGCGACATCATAACACCGGGGGCATTTGCAAAGACGATAAGTGACCAAGGCCCCGACAGTGTGCAACCGAGAATCAAGCACCTTTTGAACCACAACACATCGCAACCTTTGGGCAAGCCGTTAATCCTTAAAGAGGACGCAACAGGTTTATATTACGAAAGCAAGATTGGCAGCAATGACGTGGCGGTTGACTTTATGAAGATGGTTGACAGCGGATTGATAACCGAACATTCCATCGGATTCAGCACCATCCAAAGGCAAAGCAACCAAGACGGCACAACGCTTTTAAAGGAATTGAAGTTGTGGGAGTTTTCCTCACTCACGGCATGGGGTGCAAACCAGTTCACGCCGCTGATTGGGGTAAAGGAATTGCCCAACATAAAGAACCGCATCGAAAGGCTTTTATCGGCCTGCAAAAGCGGCACATTTACCGACACTACATTTACATTTTTAGAACAGGAATTACTATATCTACAAAAAGCATTCACCGATATTTCCACACAGCCGGAGCCGATAGTGGCCGCCATTGTGCCGGAGCCAGTTCATGATTTTGCAGACGCGATTAAAAATTTCACATCATCATTAATTTAAAATTTTTAGCAATGACTAAAGAAGAATTACTGGTTCAGCTGAACGAAATGAAATCAGCATTGGCCACCTCACTGGAGGAAAAAAGCGGCAAGAACATTGACGCAAAACTAGAGGCGGTAAACGCATCTATTGAAGAATTGAAAGGCGCAAAGCCGGAAGTTACAGCCGACGAATTGAAGGCGGTACAGTCAGACCTTGCAGCCACAATAAAAGCATTTGACTTGTTTCAGGTGAACGGCAAGGGCAAGAAGGCAGAAGCGAAAACAAAATCATTCGGTGACGCATTGGGCGAGGCTTTGGTGAAGTTCGGCGACAAGCTGAAAAGCTACAAGAACGACCGCCAACCCATCAACATGGAGTTAAAGGCAGTGGGCAACATGGTTGCAGGTTCCTTGACCATTTCAGGCACAAGCACCTTCGCAGGGGCTGATTACCTAGGACTTGGAAGAAAGCCATACGAAGCGGTTCACGTTAGAAACATACCCGGCATCAACCTGGTTCCCATTTCTTCCGATTCGGCTTTTGTTATTCGTGACGCAGGCGGAGAAGGCGGACCAACTGCCACAGCAATGGGCGGATCTAAGCCGCAGTCTGACCGTGACTACGTGAAGTTAATCGTACCGGTTACCAAGATTGCACATTACTTCAAGATACCGGAGGAAATGCTGGAAGATAATGCTTGGTTGCAGAACGAAATCACAGCCATCGGCGTTGAGGAGTTAATGGCGAAAGAGGATGATTTGTTGCTTAACCAAAGTGCAGGAAGCGGATTGTTTGCAGGTCTTACACAGACATTGAACAGCACCGCATTTGCAGCACCAACAGCATTAGCATTGGGTATCAAGACACCGAACAAATACGACGTTCTTGTGGCCGCATGGACGCAGCTTCAGACTTTGAAGTCTACTGCCACAGCCATATTGGTTAACCCGCAGGATTATGCGAGCATGATCTTGGGCAAGAGCACCACAGGCGAATATCTGTTTGGC